TGCCGGAAGGGCCGCCTGTGCACATTGGTACCAATGTGCACAGGCGGCCCTTCCGGCATCTGCCCCCGTGCAGCGAGCACGCCCGCGGTGAGTTCTGTGGTGATGCGCTTGACGCCGGCTTCGACACCCAGCGTCACAGCCTTGTGAACGGCGGCGTCGATCTCGCCCGCCCCGCTCGCCTTCTCTGCTTGCTGCGCCTTCTCCATCTTCTCGATCTGGTCTTCCGCAGGCACGATCTCTTCGCCAGGCATGCCGATCGTGGTCGAGACGTTGCGCAACACGACAGCGCGGCCCTTGATCCCCATGATGTGCTGATCGGTCGGGTTGTTGGTCTCGCGCAGGAACTCGATCTGGCGCTGGCGCAGTGTCTCGCGCTGGATGGCGACGTTGACACCCTGCACCGTAATGCGCTCCTGCCCGGTGAGCAGCCCGCTGGTATCGGTCAGCATCAACAGGTCGAACAGCTGTAGCAGCGACGTCTCCAGCACGTCGCGGTCAATATTGGCCGAGACGGTTTGTAAAATCTTTGAGGCATTGCCCATCAGCATGGCAAGGCCAGAGGCGGTCCTGCCAGCGCCACCACCCGCTTGACCCCCTACGTATTTCGGGATCGCTGATACGTCGTCGGCAATACTCACAAATTCCTGGAACACGCTGATCAGCGGCTGGGCGTTGCTCGCCGGCATGAAGAAGCTGATCGGTTGCTGGTTGTTGTTCGCCACCGGGTCGTTGCGCACGTGCCATCTTTTCCACGGGTACATCTCCTCGCCGCTCTCTTCGGGCGCCAAGCGGTCGTCGTTGATGACCACCTGCGGACCGGAAGCGATCGAGATGTTGTTGACGAGCGAGCGCAGCGTCGCGTTCGCAACCTCCTGAAGATCGGCCAGAAGATCGGTCAACCCGTTGCCGAGCGGCGTGCCAGGCACCTTCTCGAACGACGTAATGAAATATGGGTGGCGCTGGCGCGGGCTCGGCGACAGATGCGCCTTGATCACGTGGGAGCCGATTACCCACACCTGCACGTGGTAGTCGCGCAGCTCGTCCGGCACCGCGAGGCCGTAATCCTGCAAGATCCGGCCCTGAACGTTGCCGTTGAACTCCATCATCGAGAGCATTCCGGACCTGTTCCAGGCCGGGTTCTCGCGGCTCTCCAGCACGGCGCGCTCGGCGTCGGTGGCGTCCCAGTTGTCGTAGAGCCCGCCGCGGCCGTACTCGTCAAGAACCGCCATCACTTCTTCGTGATTATAGCCCGGCAGGTCGAGCAGATCGTTCAATTCGGCCCGCGTTACCCGTAACTTCTCGATAACATTGGCGTTTTCGATATCGGCGACGCCCGGCGTCCACCACAAATCGAACGGGTTGACCCGGTTCCAGGTCAGTTTTGGGGTCTGCTGCACGGTGGGCTGCCCACCGGCGGGCGGCCAGATCACGGTCGGCATCACCTTGACCACCGGGCCCTTGATGCACGCAAACGGGAAAATCGGCAGGTCGACCAGGAACTCGGCGAGCGCGTGGTAGTAGCCGCCCTCGCGCAGCATGTCCTCGATCTTGTCGCCGCTGTCGCGCGCCTGCTTGGCGGCCTTCTTCTTGGCAGCCTCCTCGGCCTGTTCGAGCAGGTTGCGCTTGCGATCGGCAAGATCGCCGGGCGAGGCCGGCGTCCCGAGCTGCGTCTGCACCTGCTGCGCTTCAGCCTGTATCAGCTGGGCGATCTTCTGCTTGATCTCCGGCGGAATGTCCGGATGTTGCGGCGGCGCCAGCGACCACGGGATGTCCTGGCCCAGGTAAATGTCCCGCAGTAGCGACGACGCCGCCCGGCACTTCTGCGCGATCAGCCGCGCGTACACCTTGGAGCCGCCGAACCGGTCAATGTCGCGCAGCTGCTCTGGATCATACTGGCCCTGATAGCTGCGAAACGCTGATAGCAATCGGTTTGACCAGCCGGACTGGGTGTTGCGGTGGTTGCGGAAGATCTCGTATTGGCCCCGCACGTAGCCCGCAAGTTCGGGGTAGCTCGGGGGCGGCGGCTGATTTAGGGCAGCCTTATCGGTAGCCTGCTGCTGGAGCTGCTGCTCCAACTGTGCTGGGGGGACAACCTGGATGACGCCGTTCTGGCCAAGTGCGCTCATTGCATAACCGGTAAGACACGAATGGCGCACCTTACCCGCAGGGCACTAACGAGTTCTTAACGTCTTGGCGCTATCGGTGGACTATAAATCAGTGGAGCGGCACCATGGACGGCAGCGGTAGCGGGTTTAACATCAATATGTGGGTCGGCAACGGGGCCTCGCTCGGCGCGATCATCATCTCATTTGCGGGCTACATTCCAGCGCTGGCCGCTGGCGTGGCGTTGGTCTGGTACCTGATCCAGATCTTCGAGAGCCCAACGGTGCAGCGCTGGCTCCGCAGCCGGCGCACGCGCCAGATCGCCAGAATGAAGGCCCAGGCCGCCAAGCTGACAGCCCAAGCGCTGATCATGGAAGCAAAAACGCGCGGTCAGCTGCCTGGTCCGGGCGAAGACCCGGACGAAGCCTGAAGCTGCGGGGCGTAGAACGGGTCGTTCGCCCGCGGCGCCACATGGGTGATCGGCTTGTTCGGATACATCTTGGCGATCTCGTTCACGGTGTACCGTGTGCCCGGAAGGATCTCAAACGACCCCTTTTTTGCTCGCAAGAGCGCCTGCACCGCATCGGAGACGCACGCGTAGCTGCGCACCTGGTGCCCGTTGCCGTTGATCACCATCCGCTCGCCATCACGGAATTTATCCCACACGCTGTGGCCGCCGGGCCCGTACAGGTTGCAGAACCGCACAATGGCGGCGCCGTAGTACCGACAATAGGCCTCGCCAGCAATTTTGGAAATTGCGTAGGGTGACTGCGCATAATTGACCATCGACGAACTGGCGAACACCACCTTGTCGCCGTAGGCCTCCAGCACGCGCACGGTGCCCAGGACGTTGGTTTCCGCGTCCCGCACAGCATCCGCAGACTGCGCGTCGGTCTGCGCGGCGAGATGGAATACCTTGTCGTAGATGCGCGGCATGGCGCACTTCGCGATATCAAGATCCGGGTGCACGGCCCAGTCTAGGCCGTCCCACTTCGCCCCGTGTCGCGATAACACGTCCACCAGGTGCTTGCCGACAAACCCGCGATGGCCAGTGACCAGGATCCTCATGTCCATGCCCTCGCCGAGAACGGCGCCTTCTTATTTTTGCGGCGCGGCTGGAGCCGGCGCTGGATCTCCGGCACGACGCCGCCATGCACGACCAGCGAGACGTACTGCAAGTCGTCGACGACGTGGGAGAAGCCCTCCTTGTCGTTCTTCTCAGGCACCGTTCGAAGTGCTCCAGTCGTCATCTTGGTAAACCGGTAGCCGCCGGCCATCGCCCGACACAACATCGGACAACCAGACCGATTGATCATCAGGGATGGCCCCCCATTCGTCTGCCGGCCCAATAATGTCTCGACTGCCCGTAAACGAGGTTCGATATCGTTTGTCGGCGCGGGGAACGCGGGGAGCCCCAAACGTGCTAAAGCGTCGAAACAACTCTCTTCGCTCACGTTCCCTTTCGCGACACCGCTCGGATCGCCCACCAGTGCTACCTTGAAGCCCAGATACTTGTCGCTCATTAGCCGCGGCCGCAGGTTCTGGTTGACGTGCTTCTCCAGGCCCATGTTCACTGCCGGCACTTCCTCGTGCACGATCAGTCGGCCCATATGATCCATCTGACATATTAAACTCCACGGGTTACGGCCGAAATCTTGTCCCACCAGGATCGGATAACCTGGAATGAGGAGCGTCTCGGGGACAATGTGAAAGTCTGAGCGGAAAGTCGCTTTGAATACCGCGGCGCCCGCGGGGTCGTCGCCGTACTCCGCTTTGACGTAGCGCCGCACCCAGTCGCTGTCTTCGCCGTACTGGAGGACGAACTTCTCATAATAGCGGCGCCCCTGCGCGATACGCGCCGGGTGATTGAGCGGGAGTTTAATCGTGTCATCGTTCTGCACCAAGTAGTTGAGGTTCTCGGCGAGCGGCGACAACCCGGACGGCTGTTTGAAGATCTGGATGCCCTTGGCGCCGTTCATCGGGTCTTCCATGAAGGTGTGCCAGGGCGTCATCTCGGTGGGGAAGTTGGTGTCGGCTATCCACCCGTGCCACGTCGGCGTGCCCCGTAGGCCCGACGGATATCGTCCCAGGCGTCCAGAGATAGGGCCCACAACGTCAAGATCCATCTCGATGCACTCGGACAACCAAGCGCCCGTGAGCTGCATAGATAGAAGTCGCGCCTGGTCCGCAGCGTCTTCAAGTGGGATAAAAATCCATTCTGATTTAACATTGTCAAACTCCACGTGGAATGTGTTCTCGCTGACCTTCCAGTAGCCAAGGCCCTTGAGCCACGACTGACAGTCTTTCAGCACGGTGTCCTTGAGCTGCTTCAGCGTGTGCCGCACGATGGCGTGGCGGGTGTAGCGATAGCCGTCACCCGCGGCTCGTTGGCCGATGGAGCGCCGCAGCAGCTCGATCACCGCGGCGGTGGTCTTGCCCGAGCCCACCGGGCCGGCAATGATGCGGCCGGACGCCTCGCTTTTCATGAACGCGGCGCAGGTCGGGGGCGCGATGTACTGGAGATCACTCATTGTGCACCAGCTGGGTCTGGTCGCGCCCCTCCCGCGGCTGTTTCGTCTGCAATATGGTATCGAGCTGGAGCCTGGAGGCGCCGAACTCGGCCGGATCCCACGATGCCGCAGCGAAAGCAGCTAGCAACCGCTCACGCGCGGCAGCGACCAGCGGATCAACCGGAAACACTCTGCGGATGGGGCGGCTCATGCGGCCACCCGCGTGTCGGCGAAGTTCTGCCAGCTAACCCACGGCTTCTCCTGCGTCAGCGGCGTCAGCTGCTTTTCGAGGTAGACTTGCCAATGGGCGGTGAGACCATGCTCGGGGTGAGTAAACCAGAGAGCCTGTGAAGGACGTGAGTATGGTGCCCGCAGAACCAGGTGAGCAAACTCGTCATAGCCTTTGAGGCTGTTGTTGACGATGAGGCCAGGTAGGGTGATGTATTGATGCCAATGGCCAATAAGAAGCGTGTCGAAGTCACGACCAATCTGGGCCTCTGAGCGATGCGTCTTGAGCGTGCCGCGCATGATCGGGCCCAACGCTCCAATGATGCCGTCGCCCCCCTTAGTACCCAGACTGTCGCCGTGAGTAAGGAGATAGCGGTGACCAAAAATATTAAACGCGCAATCGGCAGTTTCGGGGATGCTGAACTGGACATGCTTGCTCTTTCTGAAATGTCGGGCGACGCCGCAGTACACGTTCCACTCGTGCGAGGTGAACACGCGTTCCTTCATCTGCATCTTTTTTGTGGAGCGGCCGTGATTGCCGACGACGCACGGCACGAACAACTTGCCGAAGCTGCCAGCCATCATCTCCAGGCCGCCGCCGATTAGGTCTATCAGATCCTCTATCGACTGCTGCGTCGTTCGATCGTTGGTCTTCATCAGCTCTTCGTGAATATCACCACCAAGCATATCGCCGCCAAGAGCCACAATGCAGCCGGGGTACGTGATCTTCGCCCGGCCCATGTGGTTGAAGGCAAGGTCGACGGTGGTTTCCGCGAGATGCTTGATACGTCGTCGAGCCACTGCCTTGTCGTAGGTGTTAATTCCGGGCATGCGAACGACTTCCCCGTAGTGCCAGTCAGACCAAATTGTCGCAGGAACGCCGCGCGCTCCGGCTCGGCC